TGAAAGCAAAATAGTTAGCTTTATCAACGACCAATGAGAAATCCTCATCGTCAAGATCTTGTGCTGAGATGTTAGTACCACGAGCATATGAGCTTACGGAAATCTCAGGTTCTTTAATGATTTTAACTGTATCACCTTGGGCAGAAATCTCCCCAAAATAATCAGAGTTGGTGATGTCACCACATACAGTACTCTTGCGGAAAGCAAGCTGTACTTTTTTAGAGTAGATTACGGAACTAAAGTTACCATTAGGTAAGTTACCGTATCCCCCTGCTGTTGTAAAAGCCATGATAAATCCTCCTGATAGTTGGCTTATTTAAAAGCTAATACCAATAAGAGGCTGATCGTTTTCTAGGGTGCGTAAAGCTAACAGTCGGCCAACCGCTAGTTTACGGGCCTATACTTGAACAGGTAGTTCTTTATAGTTTAGACTTTATTGGAAATTGAGTTAGAACAAAAGGTAGTCATAAAGAGGCTTTTGTTCTATACTCCCTAGTTATACTATTGATTTTTTATTTGTCAATAGTTTATCTGGCATTACCAGATACGTCATAGACGAATTTACCACTACGCATTGCTTTGTTAATTTCGTCTGCACGTTCTTCAAATTCTTTGTCAGTCATTCTAGCAACTTCTGACTCACGAATCATACCATTAGCATCAGCTACATCTACCTCAGTTTTACTTCTTTTAGATACAGGTGAAGCTGCTGCTTTTCTATTTGCTTTTTTAGCTTCATTAGTAAGACCTTTATCTGATTTATAAAGATCAATTACACGTACTACTGAAGCTGGGTCATCTGCATTTTCATATAGTGCATCTCTAACCCACTTAGGTTGTGCATCTGCCCAATCATGAAACTCGTCTGATTCACGTAACTGATCAAAGTCTGAGTGTGATTTACGTATTTCATTTTCAGACTTAACTCGATGAGTTTCTGCTTGAGCTTCGTCAAGTTCTTTTAATCGAATATCAGCTTTACTAAACATTTCCTGTGCTTTTTTAGCAGCAATAGTCTCTACAATACCAGCTACATCAGGATACTCTTTAGCCCATTGTTCAATGTCTTCGTCAGACTTAGGTGGTACTATACCTGCTTTAGTAGATGCTTTTTGAAGAGCTTCAAATTTCTCATCCCACTCTTTTTCTTTTTGCTGCATATGGCGTCTTAAATCACCATAGCGTTTTTTAAAAGACTTTTCTTCTGCAGATAACGTTTCTTCTTTAGCTTCTGTATTGGTCTCTGCTTCTTGAGTAGCTTCTTCAACTTCTTCTGCTTCATCTACTGGGGATTCTCCCCTTGCTTCAGCTTCAAGTTTTGCAATCTCCTTAGCTTCTTCTTCCATCCGTTGTTTACGCTTTGCGTGATTGTATCCACGATCAACGAATCCTGCAGTTTTTGGTGTTTCCATTTCTGCTAGTTCAGGCATATTATTCTCCTTATGTTGGGGTCAGCCGTAGCCGAGTAGCCTTATTTTTTCTTTTTAGGTTTTTTCTTTTTAAGCATTAAGCCGCCTTCAGCTCTATTACCTCCTGCATAAACAGCACCTCCAGTAACACTACCTGAAAATCCTCCAGTTTGACCTTCTTCTTTAGCTTTCTTGTCTAGTCTTTCTTTCATCATACTGGCTGCAGAAGGTCCATCATCTTTGCCACCTCCACCTCCAGAGGTTGTAGGTGGTGTATACTCTACTTTTGGTTTTGCTTTAGCTAGTATAGCTTTACGTCTTTCTTCGTCTTGCATCGCTTCAGTGACAAAACCAGTTTCTCTAGAGCGAGTACTATTTAAAAATTCTTGTTTATTCTCCTCAGAAATAGAAGTACCTTGAATCCCTAAATCTTTAAGGTAGTTTTTAAATTGATTTATGCCTGTACCTATACCTATACCTTTGCCATCTTGATCTACAATAAAGTTACCTGCAGCATCTTTACTAATTAAATCTGTAAGTTCTTTTACTTTTTTATTATCTAGAGTACCTCTAGCTTCTGCAATCATAAGTGCTGTTCTAGCATTAGCAATGCCTTGAGTATCATTAAAAGTATTTACACCACCTAGTATAAGACCAAGACCTCCTGGTAATGAATATGCAGCAGCTTTAGCTATACCACTATCAAGCATTTCACCCCTAGCTAGTTGATCTTTAATATAAGCTTCAGGATCACCTAACATTTTTTGTTCGTCATCGCCATACCAAGCACCACCTAAACTTCCACCTTCTCCAGCTGTGGGAGTAGGTGTTGCAGGGCCATCATCATCTCTACTCCTTACTTGAGGTGTTGGTGGAACCATACACATGCCGTCTGGACCTAAAACTAAACCACGAGCTGCACAAGAAGCTTCAGTTTCTACCGTAGGTTCTGTACCTGCTACTGGAGGAGGAGTATATCCAGGAGTCATAGAAAAACCTAAACCAAAAGCACGAGGATTAAAAGTTGGCATTTGACCTGGTACATAAGTACCTTCAGCTGCTTGGATTGGTGCTGGTGTACCCATTTCTTGATTAACTTCAGGTACCATACCACCTTCAGCCATAACTATATTTCCACCAAGTTCTTGCTGTAGGAGTCTTGCAAACTCTTCATTAGAGAGTTCACTTCCTGCACCAGTTTCCATAGCAACAGGTTCACCACCTATTCTACCATTGGCTTCCATAGACTGCAAGCCCATTTTTGCTTCCATTCTAAGATCTTCAAAAAACTTTACTCCGAAGAATCGAACAACATCAGCAGGTACCACATACTCACCTTCAGATAGATTAGCAGATATATCGTCTCGTACTTCTTTAGCCATAGAACCTGGAGGCACTTCATTACCAGACACAGGGTCTTGATTCATGCCATCATCCTTTAGTCCACCTTGTTGCATAAAGGCCATTTCCATTTGTTCGTTCATTGCTACGCCCCCTTTGGCAAACTGTCTTGGTTGTTCTATTTTGTATTTATCAATTAACTCTGAGATGTCTAGAATTGTGCCTTTATCACTAGTCTCAACTAATTTTGTTCTTTTACTAGGAGGAAGAAGTTCATCTCCTAAAGGTTCAGTTATTTCTGCTGTTGGATTTACTATATTAGCAATATCTTGTGCATCTGTTTGAGCCTGTAAAACATCTTCCATATCCATAAAGTCTTGAATATCTTCTAAAGTAACATCATCATCAAGTATATTATCATCAAAAATTACATCGTCGTATCCATCATCAGTTTTACTAAGATATGGTAACTCAACATCTCTATGTACTATTACAGGATAATTATCTTCAAGTTCTTTTAAAGATTTGTTTAAGTCAGTTACATAAGTTCTGTAAAATCTATCACCTTTATCCTTCTTAAGCTCTCTACCTCTAGCCATAGCTATACGCTCTGCTGGTGGAATAACAATCTTATCTACACCTTGCTGTGCTGCCTTAGCTATAAGGACTTTAAGTGCTTCATCTACAGCTTGCTTATTTTTTCGTATTGGTGGTAGTCCTACGCTTAAGGTGCCTTCAGATCCAGAATCCTCGTATTTTTCTCTTAGTCTTTGTAAGTCGTTTAGGTCTAATTCTTTACTGAGGCCTTTTTCTTTTATCTTTTTTAGTACTACCTTATTATAATCATCTATAAAATCTTCATATCTATGCATATGAATTTCATGATCAATCTCACTACCTTTTACAGACTCATAAAAAGTCTCCCAAAGTTCTTCAAATTCTTCATTATCTAAGTCAAAAGATAGATCACTATAAGTTTTTCCACCTGGTGCAGTATTAACTACAGAAACACCTGGGACTCTACTTTCTAACCTACTAAGCATACCCCAAAAATGATTAGAACTTGTATTTTGACTTTTGATATAGTCTTTAAGTTCTTCAAAGGTTGTGTAACCTCTATCTGAAATCTTATTAGTAAAAGCAGCTTCTGTTTCAGGGCTAAAAAATGGGTTAGAGTTAAGTGATTCTAGCTGGATAGGAAGTTCTGGAGAATATATCCCTTCTTCATCTAACTCTTTAAAAATCTTTTGTATGTCAGTAGAAATATCTCCATAAGCCTCTTGATAACTTACAGGATTATCAGCATTATACTTTTCAATGGCTTTAGAGAAAGCTGCGTCAAAAGGACTTTTAGGTTTTACATAACCCTTAGTAAGTAGATCAGATTGAATTTCTTCTACAAGTAAAAAGTTATTATCGTCAATTATATTATCAAAGTCTATAAACTTCCTAGTTGAATCAATAACTATTTCGCCAGAAGGGCCAGTGTTAAATTCAGAGAAAGGAACGCTACTATCTATAATAGACCCCCTAACATGAACTAGAGTTCCATCCTCATAGTGCTGAGAATGAGCTTTAAATTTTTTACCTGGAAATCCTACATTAGATACTACAGGTATATCAAAGTAAGAAAGTTCAGTTCCACCTACAAAACCTGCATCTCTACGTTGTCGTTGATACTGTTCAAATTGAGTTACTTTATTCTCAGCTATGTTTGCAAAACTTTGAGATATACCTCTCCCTTCTACAACATCAAGTAATTCATCTCTAGTATATCTTTTACTGGGATCTATAATTTCATCTTGTATAGAGGTTTCTGGAATAGATGGATTCTTTTTTATTTGACTTAAAAACTCTGAACCTAATAAACCTTTTTTAGGTATATTTACAGTTTTTGCAAACTCAGCAATAGGTTCTCTAAACATTAAAGACTTAAGATTATAAATATCTAAAACTTTATCAGAAGTAGAATCCGACTCTCCCGATAAGAATGATAAAGGAGCCTCACGTTTTTGATAAGTAGGAGGAGTAGCACCAACAAAGCTTCTAACCATCGAGGGATCATACTCTGTTTTTAGCTTTTGTGCTACTTGTTTAGATCCTGCAAGGAATGCATCAGCTGCATCGTCAAGTTGAGTTATGCTCTTAGCACCTACAGCTCCACCAAAGGCTTCTGGCATAGAGTAAAGATCTCTAGCCATACGTTTTTCTAGTTGTTCTGTTGGCATAACTTGAGCTACAGAACCTACAGCATATTTAAATGCAGTATCAGCTAGACCTAAACCTGCAAGTCCTGTGTCTTTAAGATAATCTACAGCACGTTTATATGCAGTAAAGATAGCAGGGTCATCAGGGTCTACATCAATCTTACCTGCATCCATAAATCTATCTTTGGTTTCTTGAAAGGAGTCAGCTGCAAAACTTCTACCAGTAAAGTCGTCAGGTTTATACTGAGGGTAATCTTCTGGACGAATATCATCATCAGCAGATGGTAGCATAGATTGCATTTGATTTTCAAGAGCTGCCATTAATTTTGTCCCTCAAACGTAGTAGTGATCGTAGTGCACGTATCTCACCTTGTAGTCTATAGATCTCATCAATCTCCCTAGACTGTTCTAGTGTTACATGTGTAAAGGCGATCCGTTCAGCAATCTCTTCAATAAACGGAGTGTATAACTCTGGGTTATTTACAAAAGGCTTTAGTGTATTATTCACGACTAGTTTCATTGTACCTGTTGTTGACCAGTATTAGCTGAGAAGCCCTGTTCTCCTGGTGTAGGAGCTGTACCAGTACCTATGTTACCACCCCCGCTACCTTGAGTATCCTGTACCTGTGCGCCAGCAGGAGCGCCCTGAGCACCACCTTGAGGCTGTCCACCTTGAGGAGCTTGTCCTTCTGGTGGAGGTGGTGGTGGATTCTCTTCTTTAAACTTTTTAAGTATCTCAGCTTGAATTGCAGCATCAGACATAGAGTTTACAAGTTTATCTGGATCAAGATCCATAGACTTACAGATCTCACGAATAATATAATCCATCTTAGCAAATGGAGCTAACACAGGATTTTGTACAACTTGTAAGAATTGCATTAATCGTTGACTTCGTACCTCATTAGCCATTAGGCTTTCAGTACCACGAGCTTTTACTTCAAGATCACCTTTGATTTCTTCGTCGTAATTAAACTGCATGTTAAAACTAAAGAAAGCTTTAGCAAGTGGACCAAGCAAATAATCATCTACATTTTTAACTACGTTACGGATAGAGCCGTTGGCAGCAGACATAAGCATAGAAATACCAGAAGCAGTACGACCAACACCAGATACCCCTGTCTGACCATGTGCGAAAGATGGAAATCCAGTTGACTCATCTGCTAATACCCTTGCCTTGTCAAACATCTGCATGTTCTCGTTAGATACGTTAGGGAACTTGGTGCCAAAAATGGCTTGACCAGGTGCCCCTCCCTGTCTCCTGAACACCTTCCCTGGATACACGGAGAGGTCTTGCCCTGGGACGAGATTCGTCTCGTCAACCTCAATAAGCATATTACCTGACAATGCGGCATTATCTACTGCCATACGCATAAACCCATTCATTAGGGTTTGAGTATCATCCATATTTTCTGCAATGCCAATGCCAAAAAAGCTATAAGGACTTACTTCGTAAGGCATAGAGAAGTATGGAATAATTGCAGGTGTAAAAGGGTTCATAACTAAACGTAACACTTGCCCATTACAGACCCAAATGTTTACACTCAGTTCATCCATATCAGAAAGTTCTGAAGGAATATCAATGTCATGACCTTCAAGAACTTCTTTATCTACATTACCCCAGAACTCAAGAACTTCATAACGTTCTGTTCTAGTTTCTTGGGCATCATCTTCCATAACTTGTTCCCACCACTCTTTAGTGTAGGACTCACCAAGTTTAATTGAATTATCAATAGCATTAGCACGGAAGAAAGGTCGGCGTTTAAGTGCACGTAGTTGTGAACGAGACATTTTATGACGTTCTACAATATACTCTGCTTCATCCATATTAGATGCATCAGGGTCTGGATAAAAATTCCATATAGATACAGAAGAAGTTTGTGGTACTGTCTTGTAAGTTGGTGAATACTCTCCACCTTCAGCCCAGTTAGGGTATTCTTTATCTACCGCAAATGGACCTTTCATTACACCTGTACCAAATAAAGCACATTCAAAAGCTGCTACACGTAGTTGTTTATTAGCACCAGACTCTTCTAGCTGATCATGGATTTGTTTTTCCATTTTCTTTGCAGCAATCATTGCAGGGTGAAAAGTTATTTCAGTAGCAGTTTTACCATTACCTTCTTTAAGAAGATCCATTACAGGTTCAAACTTATCTTGCATACCTGCTAGACGTTCCCGAAGATCTGTCATAGTTTCTCCAGGTAAAAGCTGCATGTCCTCTTGACTAGGACCACCTTTAGCTTTTTGCATATCTGGATTAGACTCAAAGTATACAGACTCAGCTACACCTTCAGGAAGAGTAGTAGGCTCAATACTAATAGGAAATTTATTACTCCCAAATAATACTTCTACAATTTGACCATATGCAGCAAGTACTTTTGTTTTAGTAACTTTAACAAATACTTTGGATTTTTCTGTAGAGGTGAACTGTACATCAGGCCCATAAATACCACGATAATTGCGGTAAGCTTGAATCCAACGTTGTTCTTCAGTTTCACGGGCAGTAGAAGCTTTACTGTATTTTTCTTGGACTAAACCTACAATAGTACCTGAGGCTGGATCAGAGTAATCTTCCGCCTTAATATCATCCAATGCATTGGAATCTATTGACTCCATCGTATCTTCAAAAAATTCATCTTCTTCCATATCTTATCCTTAATAGCCAAAGGTTGCGTCTGAAACTTGAAATCCTGTACTATGATTATTAGGATCAAAATCAAATAGACTGCTTCGTGGTCTAGTCATTATACCGTACCTTAAAGCATCATACAAGTGATCTTCTGCGTGTGTATCCACATCTTCAGGGTTGTTTTTATCTAAAGGTATAGCTGGTATTTGAGAAATAGTATTAGTACAATTATTAAAAAAGACCATTCTTGGCTCTTCTGTAAACTCATCTATTTGTAAGCGTCTATGTATTTCATTTTTACCAGCTACACGAGAACCTCTAGATCTGTCTGAAGGTCTCCAACGGCAACCCTTCATAATCATCTGTTCAGCCAATGATGGTCCAGTATCACCACGATTATGCCATAAACTAGAATCCAAAACACCATACCGTATCTTTTCACCATCTTCAGCTTCTAGTATTAGATCGGCTAGGTCTGTTGCAGTAACTTTAGAAACATACATTTCTCTGTAGATAATTAATTGTTCAGATGGACTTACAGTAAACCAAAGCACTCCTGTAGCAGATCCGTAGCCATAGTCACAAGCTCTAAACTTTACCCAGCTGTTAGGTATATCAAAAGGTTCTACTACATGCTCTTTACGATTAAACTCTGGAAAGGCTGCACCTTCGTTAATATCCCAGTCACCTTCTAGTAGCTGCCTTCGTTGATGCTCAGGTAACGACAGAAGATTAGCTTCATACATACCATCTTCTGCTAGATAAGGATTATCGAATAAGGTAGCAGGTATAAACCTACGTTTAAACAGTGGCTCACCTTCCCGACTATGACCTTTCGGCCAGCATATAACTTCACCACTATCTGTATCCGTTGCCCAAAATGCTTCACTAGGAGTGCTAGGATCAATAAAGGTCTTCTTGACCCACTGATGTCCTGGACCTCCAGGGTTACTAGTAGCCCTCATGTAGAGGGGTAAACCACTAGCTTTAGTTGTTCTAAGTCGTGACCTCATATAATTCCAAGGATAAGGGGTAGGCCACTGTGTAAGTTCATCAAAGCCAATCCAGTTAAAGGCTTGACCTTGGTATCTCATAACATCATCGTCACGGTCTAGGTAAGACATCCAGAGAGTTGCACCACTAGGAGCTACCCAAGTCTTATCTCGTTCCATAAACTTGATTCCAGGGATAGCTTTAGGATAAAGCTGTTTAGATACTGAAATAAGTTCTCTAAGTTCTTCTGTACTTCTACGTACTAGAAGCATCCTAGCATTAGGATTACCTAAATAACGAACAGGATCAGCAACCATAGCATAAGACTTGCCTCCACCAGCTGATCCTCCATATAATACTTCTTGCTCTGTAGATGCAAGGAAGTCTGTCTGTGGCCCCTCATTGGGTTCAAAGATGACTTCACGAGCTATCTCCTCATAGTCTAGAGCTTCAGGCTTCGGCTGGGCTGGACTCTTCTCTACCACCACGGATTTGGGCTTCGATTTTTTCCGCTTTGTCGAGCGCCGCTTTGTATCGCTCGGCAAGGTAGCGTTGGTTTGCAGCTTCTTTCTTACGCTTCTGCTCAAGTCTAACTCTCTTGTATAGTCCTACATGTGATATATGTCGGCCTGATTGATCACTTAACCAATTGGCTACATCACGGTAACTGTACTGCTTTAGGTGTTTCTTTGCTTGTTCGTACAGTTCTAGTTCTTCTGGAATAGGTATAATGACATCTTTATCATCTGGATCTTGTGAGTACCCAAATGGTACTTGTCTACCTACTCTTACTACTGGGTGCCAAACATAGCCACTTTCGGTTTTGTCAGGCTTTGGAAGTTTCCAAGTTTTATCAAGCTTCATTTTCTTTAGGAGGTAAAATAAATAGTGGGCTTTCTGATTTGACTTCTACCTTGTCGGTCTTTACAAAACCAGCACGGTCTAAGAAGTCTTTAGCAGCAGCCATCTTCTCTTTATTACCTAAGTCTGTTGGGTTAGTCATGACGTTCATCAAGGACCAAACAGCACGAGGGCCATTGGTAGCAATAAAGTCACGGGTACGATTAGCTATCTCATCCTTTAAAGGAGCCATAACTCTTGCAGAGGATTCTCCCTGAGCATACCCTGCAATCTTAAGTGCTTTAACTGGGTTGCCTTCGGCTTCACCAAACAAGGCATCAAGAAACTTCTGTTGCTTTTCTGTCATGTAACTTTCCTATGCGGTTTTACTTTGGCTCTAACTTTTTTAGGTTGAGCCACAAACTGCTTACCCGCCTTAGTGCCTTTTCGTTTTGCTCGTGTTGTAGCGGCATACTCAGAAGAACTAAGAGACTTAATAGCCTTTGCAGGTAAATACCTTTCGCCTGTAGCCTTTGGACCTTGCGTCGATGGCTTACCACTTTTGGTTCTCCATTTCTGCTTGGTCCAAGACTTTAGGCTTTTTTGTGATTTAGAGAGGGCCATT